GATCATTGAGCAACTCTCTAAAATATTCTACAGTCAGATACATACCTTCATCGAGAGGCATTAAATTATCAGCTGACATATCTACATGTCTCAATGTACTGACATCTGCTTTTACGGTAGCACCAGCAATCTCACCTGGTCGCATAGGTAAATGTACTAGCTTACTATCTGTATCAGCTAATCTAATAATTGTTTCAGCTACTTCTTTGACTGTGCTATTAATTTCTGGTCCAACCTCTACTGCCTCAGGAAATACATTGCCTTCAGCTGCTTTCTCTGTCGCAGTGACAAGTGCCTGCGCAACATCACCAACCCAACACATATCAGATACTTGTTCTCCATCACCATAGACTTCTACATCCATACCAGACAATGCACGACATGCAAATGATGGTGTAATCTTACGTACCTTACTACAACCCCATGGCGCAACAGGTCTTTGTCTTGGGCCGTATGCATTCATTGCTCTCACAATATTAACACGAGTACCACGATTCTTATTATACATATCGATAAATCGTTCGATCATCGTCTTTGTAATAGAGTATGTGTTGTTCATCCAATGGTTACCTACACCAATATAGGTACCAGGTAAATCATATTGAACCGCGGCCTCGAGCATATTCAATCCGCCCATCAAATTTGATTGCGCTGCGGGACGTGGATTAAAAACAGTTTCTTGTGTACCGAGTACAGCAGCAAGATGAATCCAAGCATCAGCATGCGCCATTGCTTCTGTCACTGCTACATCATCACGCACATCTCCAAGAATGACAGGACACGGATAATCTTCTCGACGATCATAGTGATCAAAGATATATGGTTCATGTCCTCTTGCAATACATTCTTCTACAGTATATTGACCTATAAAGCCCGCGCCACCTGTAATTAAAATCTTCATTTTATTTTCCTTGTACTCTGTTGTATATTTCTAAAAATCTATTGTTATTTTGTTCAACTTCTCGTTCAGATAAATGTGGTCGTTGTCCGCGGTTTTCTCTCGTCATAGCATTTTTTGCTCTTGTTTCTGGCAACTCATCACTCAGTCTTTTGATCATCTCTAAATCATTGTCATAATACGCCAGCCACAGTTCTCTATAGTTTACTGTTCTTTTCTTATCAGTATGATCTTCTATTAACCATGGTTTGGGACCTGCATAGTGAGCTACTTTATCATTTTTAACTAAGCAACCATAATATGTTAAATTTTGATATGCGGCATCGAGATGTAAAAAGTTTCCGTCATGAGCATAACTCATTACACTCTCTACATTTAGATTGAATTTTTTTAGTTTTTGTGCATCATGATTCATTACATTATACATGTATTCAGTAAGACCGCCATTATAATTTTTCCAGGCTTGTACATCACAAAGGAAGGTACCAGACGCCATTGTCCATTGTCTACCTCCTGCATGCCAGCCGATGTCAGGTCTATAAACACATGCAGTTGGAGAACCTTGTAAATCCATTGTCCACAATTCTGATATATCGTTGAGTATCAAGCAATCTGCATCGACATAAAATATACGACCAGACTCAAAATAATTTGGTATCAAAATACGCGCATACATATCAGGACCGATAGGCAGACCATGTCTAAAATCTGAACCATCATCGATAAGCGGGCCTAAATGCTTTGCTTCGTGTATGTAATTTACATCAGTGGGTAATTCAACATCTTGACCTTTTGAATAATAAAAACACCACAGTTCTGCGTCAGGGTGATGAAGCTTTAAACTATTTCTTAATGCTTGTACACCAGGCAAAAATTCAGGAGTGGAGCTTGTAATTACTATTTTTTTCAACGCCAATGGTCCTTCATCCATAATTCGTTTTGTACTTCATGCGGCATAGGTTTGCCATGAAAAAATACCATTCTTACATTTTCTGGCAGTTCTTTCCAACCTTGCTTCACAACTTGTACTTTATAACTTACACATTGATTTGGAAAATGATTTTGTAATCGATTGACATCAATGCCTTCTAATTTTGGTTTAGCATTCTTATTCAAACGGACTACACCGAAAGCCTCTTCTAAGAATTGATTTGTGCCGCCAGTTGCACTACGACATAAATTTTCATAATCGTCTGGACTATATTTCTCAGTAAAGAAGTTCCACAACCTTTGACCTACTTCTTTATTCCACATGATGTACGCTGTTTGTAATCCACGAGTTGCATAGAAGTCGCTAATTGTAGCAAACGGCACATCTAAGGATACGATGTGATCGATGTTACCGGTAATAATAGTATCGAGATCCATGTATATTGTTTTTTCGGAATGATCGTGGTCTGGATTAGTCAGACCGATAATGTACCACCAATACGGGAGATCGATGAGGAAAGATCGCGTTTCGCATTCTACACCATCAGAATTATCAGTGTAGCATATAAAACGATGAGGGACAGTGACGTTACGCTCTACCATACGATAAAGATTATTGACATAATCTGAAGAAAACTTATCTCCCCACTTAAAGCATACTATATCTATCATTACAAAGTCTCGTTGAAAAATACCATGCCTGTAAGTTTAACGTATGGTGCCCAACGACCGCCATTAATATTCATCGTGGTTCTTTTACGTAGTTCGTTTGTTGATTCTCGATCAAAACGGAAACCATATTTTTGAATCTGATCAATCCAATATGGTTCGTGTTGTTCATTGACGTGATGATGACCGCCTTGACCAGGAGTTGCATGCGTCATGAATAATACTTTACATTTTTGAAATGCCTGCACGTAATTTGGAATGTATTGCTCGTAGACGTGCTCTACAAATTCTACTGACCAACAAAGGTCATATGTCTTTTCGACTGGAGCAGGACCATCTTGAAAATCCCACATTGTAAAATTTTCTGTAATCTGCCATTGCTCTTGTGCTTTATCGTCGCCATCAATACCATGTGCTTCAAGACCGCTACGAATGGCAGCTGTTACCATACCACCAGGTCCACAACCTACATCTAACATTGATTTAGCATCGAACTTATCAATAGCGTAGTCAATTGCACCTTGATCAATATGTGTAATTCCGCAATGACCGCCCAAATGTTTACCTTTCATTTATCTTTGCCACCCTTTAATAATATCAGGACTAAAATTAGCCTTACTAAATTCCATTCTGTCAACAATCTTCACCGCATCATTACTGAGGTGGTCAATAGCACAGAAACCTTCTGGAGCTGTCACTTTAAATCCGCTGCGAGTTCGTAAGAATGTTCGTAGTGAACCAGCTTGATTCATTTTATTTATGATCAATTGTTTTGCGTCCGATAATAATACCATTAACATCCATACGTTTTGAATTTGACCTTTACGAAACTTACTGAAAAATGCCATTACTTCTTTCATCTCTGCCTTTTTCTTCTCTTTAGCGGCAGGTGTCTTTACTTTATCCATTTCTTTCTTATATCTATCAGTAATCCAATTCATAAATGCCTGTGTATGTGTACGCGGATTAATTCGTTTTCCACTACGCACATAACTGTTATTGAATATCTTAATTAAATCCAATAGTTTTTGATTTTGATAAAAATAGTTGATGAGTTCTGCGGGCGTATTATTAAATACGCGACCGACAGAAGAAAGTAGATTAGTGACTTGCTCAGTCTCTTTCTCTGTAAACGTAGCACGACCAGATTCATCACTATAAGTAGCATCAGTTTGCCAAATACTTGCTACATTATTAAATTTTGATGCTATATCTTTGCCAAAGCTAGCAGACATTGACTGAAAAGAATCGCCTGTATAAGTAGTATGCCATACCACTCCGATTTTCGCGCGAGAAATGCTTCTTCCCAATCCACTATCGACAGGTACAGCGTATACAATAGTATTAGGCTGAAAAGTAAAAAAAGAATTTCCATCGATATTTTCCTTTTGTACATCACCTTTAGTAAACATTAAGTCGCCTTGATAAACACCTTTTTTGATTCCGAGTTTTCCGAACTCGGATAAAGCAACGAGTAGTTTTGCCCGCAAATCGCCAGAAGTATCAGCTGATACGTCAGCGGGAGTCTTATAGACTTTTGGATTCTTATTGAAAACTCCTTTCTTAGCCACAAAGAATTTTCCGTCATTCGGATCGACACCTGCAAATACAGCTGGTGCACCATCCCATTTAACTGTGCGCGAGACGCTGCTCTTCGAATTACCGGCAAGCATATCGCGCAGATCACGGAGGAAATTAATCGCCTTTCGAGTTCCAACGACACCTTCATTAAATATCAGATCCTCCACATGTTCCATGTGGGTGTTCTTGGCTTCTACTATATACTTATCAAACTTTTTCATTCGTAAACCTTGATGTACACACTTGATAGTTTTGATTGACTACCAGCGTAATTATGAATTGAATTAACAATTTCGTTGGCTTTTACGCCCTTCTTTCTTTGCAGCGTACTAAGCAGGGTACATACACCATATTTACCGTGTATCCATTCTAACTCACACTGAGGAATCTCTGCTTTAAATTCTTTCTCTTTAATATTTTTATTAACTAGCTTAGCATCTAACCAAAATTTATTTATTGCAGTCTTATCACCGCGTTTCATTGCTTTCGCCGCATTGACAATAGCTGAATTATTTGGTAGCGTGACGTTAGCAACATCTTTAACAATATCTGATATTACACCCCAACTTGCACCGCCACCGCGGGCTGTCTTACCTAAAATCTCTGCTTTGATAACTGCTAATTGAGAATTAGGTCTGCACTCCATTTTGCCATCTGAATAGATGATCTGCCCGCCTTTTGATGAGAAGAAAGTGTTGTTACGTTGTTGACCTTGTGTTTTCGACTCAATATACCTCAAAGCTGATGGTCGTTTATTTGAGTCATTCAATACTGATAGCTTAGCACTCTTCTTTACGAGTTTCAATGATATACCTACACAGCTTTTACTCTTAAATGCTTTAAGAATATCTGCGTTATATTCTTGTATAGTCCGTGTTCGCATTGTGCTGACGTCAAAGTTTTTATTTACAGCCCATATATCACCGGGATTCCACTTATCATCAGTCAAAATATCAAGACCAGAATTTTTAAAGGCCTCTTTTTTCATAGCGTAGATCTTCTTCATCGTATTCGAATCACGATGGAATATTTGATTTTTATTGACGTATCCTCTCGATATAATAATCTCTGCTGATTTAAATGCAGATAAGTGCCAACTTGGATCGAAGTCCCGTATTTCTTCAAACGTAGTGCCACCAACTTCACACTTAGCATATGCTTTCTTCATTACGGATGGTGTAAAGAATTCAATATCCTTATTTGGATTATCTAACATTGCCTGTAAGTACACACATTGCATTGATTCTACAATTGCAGTTTGTTGTGTACCACCGCCTGCACCTCCGCCACCACCACCAAACAATGGTGACTTACCGATATCAGATGATTTGATAGTGCGCTGACCTATTTTTGCTTTCAGTTCAAAGGTTTTGCCTTCGACTTTAAAGTTTTCTACAGCAGCTTTATTATCATTAGAATTAGCAAGTACAAGTTCGCTCCCATCAACGAGAGGTAGGGCGATACCTTTGACAATAGCATTCATGAGAATGTCTATGCGAGGTTCGCCCGTACTACTATTCTTTTTGTTTAGTTCGGCTGGTGTTAGCTTGCCTAAAGCCATAAATCCTATCTCCTATTGATAGGACTATTTATCATGCAGCGTATTCAAACCAACTTGGAATATCACGATTTGTCCAAACCATTTTAAATCTTTCTTGCTTGGTTTGGTAGAATGCACGATAAGAACCCAATACGTCATCAGGATTGATGCACTCTGGATTAGCGCCCATTGCTAGCGGCATCTTAGTCACTTCTTGAGAAGGATTAATATTGCTAGGAGGATAACACAACCAACCATCAAGCTCGTCTGTCTTGTGATACTTGTTGTAGCGATAGTTGTACTCGATGCCGAGGTAGAGGTACATTTGATATGCCCACTGATAGTTACCTGCCGTCTCCATTGCCCATACGGTGCAAGGATGTTTTACATGTACGGCAGAATAGAGAACATCCTCGCGCTCGTCAGGCAATTTCCAATATCTTTGCATAGTCTTGCCTGACTTTGAAGGTCGTCGCTCCTCAGTACCATCGAGAAGACGATGTACAGTCGATAGCATCTGTGCCTCCTCGACATACATCTTAGGTACGTGTTTATCGCAGTGTGCTTGTGCACAAGCTTGCGGTGTTCTTTCAATAATAAATCTATTCATGATCCAAAAACCTGTAATGTGTATCTAATATTATCTTTGTTTTTCCTCACTAGTGAGACCATATGCTCTGTGTGATTGTCATTAATAACGAGTCTGTTTTGCTTGATAGGAACAAGTTTGTTAGTATGACCATCTTTATATACTAATTGACCGCCATAATCGATGTTCCAATCTTCAAGATATATTGTGCATGCTTGTTTAACATGATTGTCTTGATGCCAGTTAATACCAGAACCTGCAGTCCACATATAGAACATTATACTCGGTGATTTAGCAAATTGTACATGCTCTTTGATAGCTTCTTCTACAATACGACTTACTTTATCATTGACATTTTGCATCAATACAAAACCATCGATGCCTACAGTCAAACCATTTTGCCAAAGGTGTTGATTAATCAACCATTCGCCAGTCAAAGCTTCAGCGAACTGTTGTCTGATATAGTCTAATTCTTGATTGTCTAAAATGCCATCAATGACTTTCACGTAAATCACCTTTCTTCAAACTAATGTAATCTTTCTTCGTCATGATGTATGCTGCTATCGCAAGAATCAATATACCTGCAGACTCATAGATGATGTTCAGAGCATCATTGCCTTTAGTCTGTAGTATGATCATACGCGTGAGTGCAGTCATCGCAATGACGAGAGGAAGAGTCACTGGAATACGCTCGCTGCTATAGAAAGCCGCAACCATCCCTAGAATTTCTGCATAAATGAATAATAAGAAAAGATCACCGAGAGCCATCTTTCCCTGTTGAGCGAACATACCAAAAATATCATAGCCGGCTGCCCATATGGTGCCAGCTACAACAAATAAAAGTATGGCTTTTTCTGCATGCGTAATTGCAGAACCGATTTTTTGCTTTAGATTTGCCATTCCAAATTTAACTCAATAGTGCATGGTACCATAGGAACTTCACCACCAAAAGTGATTTGACACTCTTCGATATCTGGATTTCCTATTCCTTCCATGTCCTCAATATTAACACCCCAGTCGTCAGGCGGCCGGAGTGCGCAAGAGGATAATAATATACAAAAAATTATAGAACGAATAACCATGTCATACCTATAAAAGATAACACAGTCAATATTCCATAAAACAAAAATTTAAATAGGGTTGAGCCGATTTCTACGAGGAACCATAGAAAAAGGCCAATCATCATCAAAACTAATAACATTTTGAATGCGATATAACCAATTCCTATGATTCCAAGTATAATATCCATGTTAGTCTTTCTTTTCTTCGACTACTTCTGGCACTTCGACTTCTTCAATTTCAACGCCTGAACGAACTTCAGCAATGAGTTCAGCTACTTGACCGTATGGCATATTGCCTAATACTCCAAGAACTTTATTCATTGTTTCTAGCGGAAGTTTAGCTATCTGTGTCATCATCTCTCCATAAATTTATCAAGTTTATCTCCACCCACCGTATCTACATACGATGCTCCTTTATAGATCTGTGATAGAGTCCAAAAGAAAACATCCCATATGAGTACAGCTGGCATTATTAAGGCTATTTTTGCCATTCTTTTTATTTCTATATCCATTAGAAAATTTTATCCATTACACGATCAATCTCAGCACTAATCTTACGTCTCATACGACGATCCCATTCGCGCGAGGTTTGATTTTTAGTATATGTACCAATACCTTCACTAAATCGATTATTCATAGCTTGTTGTCTTAATCGTAATTCAGCACGATGATCTCGAGATCCGTCAGGTCTATATACTATAAAAGTATACTCATCATTAGGATGAGATACAGCATGTGTATTTTGACTGATTTGAGTACCTTGAACTTTGACATCGGCATTTTTGCTAGAATTCGACCGCGCCGCTTCAGTAGCTGCTTGACCGGTAGCTTTAATATCTCTTTGATCGGGTGTGGATCGGTCTTCGTAAGTTGAAGGTTGACTCGCACAGCCTACACAGGTTGACAACATTAAAACTGCAAATAAGTATTTCATAAGGAATACCTCCGTCTTATTTATGCTGCTTTCGCAGGAGCAAACAACTTACTGAAGCCTTCGCAAAGAACGTTGAAGGCACAGATCTCCCACTTCCACTCGTCGAAGAAGTCGTCTTCAAACTTGGTCTCGTTGAGGCGCACATCGTAAAACTTTTCGAAACCAATCAAGTTTTCGAGCAGACCACTACCATCGGCATAACGCTGACCGAAATGGTCTGAGTTACGAAAGTAGCTAGCAGCTGCGTCCCAAGGAATGGTATTACCACCACTGTAGGTGTCCGCGAAAAACTCTGGAATGTAAAGTTGCTTAGCCATTAGAGAGACACCTCACCTTTTTGAATCATTTCGAAAAGAACATTTTGAGCAGCGATACCGAAAGCAAACTCACGAAAAGTTTTAGTAGCTTCAGGGCCGAGTGAACCTTTGTACTCAGCGTAGTTTTCGCGGCAACCTTCCCACTCAGACTCAGTCCAACCAGTCAGCTTGCGTTCAACTCGATCAAAATCAACCATGTTTCATATCCTTTACTAATTTACAGGTACCATTATACAGCATGGACAGGATATGTACATCTCTAAGTTGTTGATTTCATTGGAGTTTCTGGGCTGATGCAAGTCTTTGATTTGATTAGAGATTTTCTTAGACTATTTTTGTATAATATTTACATTTTTAGATCATTGAGTACTATAGCGCCAATCTTTAGGCTTTTGATGCTCTAAATCGTGAACATACAGCGCCATGAGAGCATAATGTAATACCTTCATTAGATCCTTACGATTCTTGCCATCTTTCTGACCGTATCGCTGTGTGTACTTGAGGATATTGCCGAGGCAGAATCCTTCACCATGACCACCATCGATGATAAACTCTGTGGCTTGGAACTTGCCTTTTGAATAGTGCTGATCATATGTAGAGTCAATATAATCAGCTAGCTCATTTACTAATTCTTCTTCATTAAATTTATACTCAATTGACATCTGCAATTAATTCCTGTTTTAGTTTCTTATACGAGTTGAGTATCTGCACCGGTACTACTCCATCTTGTGATAAAACAATATCGATTGTTAACACGAGCTCTTTTGCTTTTTCAATTCGCCGTTTAGTTCCAATCGGCATGACTTCAAAATCATTACTTGACATCTTCTATCTCCACTACTGTCTTCTTAATAATATCAATAAAATCACCGTGAGGTGTCCGTAATACGTATTTCTCTGATTGAGGATTATTAAGAGAAGGAGGCAGACTACCTACCTCGACTATTTCTCTGTTCTCATCTTGCCAATGTGTAAACCTAATTCGTTTCATTTCCATGATTCGAATATACTCTTGTCTACTCGTTCTCTTTTTAGACCTTCGCCGAACTCTGTATTGTCCATGACTGGCTTATCAGCAATATCAGGTCCGATGTTTTGTTGTGCATTCTGTTCTACATCATACAACTTCATTCTTGATCGATCGATTCCAACGACAAATCGACGATGCAGACCGGGGTCGTTATAACGGTTTTTGAGTTGTTTAATGAGGAGCTGACCGAGGCTCTCAAGCTCTTCGTTAGATATGGCGGCAAACATAAAATCTGCAGTAGCGGGCAATCCAAAGGACTCGCTAGTGTCCTCGAGGCCGACGTCTGATGACGTAAAGCCTGTGCGGTTCGTCTGCGTTGCTGTAAAGATCGGTAGGTTGAATTCAACTGCAAGTCCCCTTAGCTCTTCGGCAATTGCTTTAACATAGGAATATGTATTTACATTGGCGCCCATACGGATACGAGATGATACACATAGATTGAGATAATCGATGTAGATAATATCGGGCATAAAGTTCTTCTTCAGCTTCAACTCATTGAGTAGATGCCGAAGATGGCCGCTGCCGACAGAGGCTGTAGGATATTCTTTGATGATGAGTTTACCTGCTGTCTTACCTTTTACACGATTAAGTTTTGTCTCGTATGTCTCTTTTGGATATGTAGCTAGATCATTAAGTGGTACACCCATCAAATTAGCATCGATACGTTCTGCGATCCTCTCTTCGGCCATTTCTAAAGTAACATACAATACGTTCTTACCTTGCATGAGATTTGCCGCGGCAAAGTGACACATCATGAGTGTCTTACCTACACCAGTACCAGCGAGAATAACGTTGAGTGTTTTGCGAGGAATACCACCACGTGTGATGCGATTGAAGTAATCGAGATCGAACGGCTGACGTTCTACCTTCTTATGATAGAAGTCGTATCGTGATTCGAAGTCTTCGAGGAAGTCGTGACCAATGTTGGTATCGAAGGAGACAGCGAGTGCCTCAGATAAAATTTCAGGCAATGAACCTTTGTCTTTGTCTGTCTTCCCATCGATCACCTGAATCGATTCCATGATAGCATTATAGATTGCTTTGTCTTGACAATACTTCTCTGTTTGTTTCAATAGCCATTCATTATCGGTATCTACCTTATTAAGTAAGGAGATAAATTGTACACAAGATGCATGAGTATCTGTATTCAAAGACAATTCATCCGCCTCGATCTTCAGTGCTTCACGAGATGGACATGCATTATACTTTGTAAAGTACTTGTCTACGAGGTTGAAGACAATACGTTGTTCATGATTAACAAAGTATTCTTCTTTGAGAAATGGTAGAACACTACGAATGTAGTTCTCATCATATAATAGATTGCTGAGTATAAGATTCTCGATTGAGATATCACTCATTAGTTACAAACTCCTCTATCTCTTCATCTGTGATAATAGCAGAGTGACCGACTTGGTATGTCTGCTTTATATATTCATTAAACTTCTCAGATGTCACAATCGGTAGCCAAAAATCTTTCGTATCTACTTCTTTGAGTCTAAACTTCTTTTCTTCTACTTCACCGGTGACGACATCAACACGTGAGTACCATCCGTTACTAGGCTTGATGACAAATTTTCCTGCCAGTGCGATATCGAGTAGTCCACTCCAACGACTAATACCGCCGCCATGAGTAACAGTAACAGGAATCTTGGATTTTTCTCGTACATAGCGTGATTTCTCCACATTGATAATAAAGTTATATCCTACCACATCTTTGCCTTCTTTTTCTTGTTGACGACCAATAATGTAGATGTTGTCTGCAGAATAATATGAACCAGTACCACCACCGACAATATCTCTCGGAAACAATGACATCTCTTTGTAAGTATGATTCACAACGACCATCGGAATATCTTTGAGTGTGAGGTGTGGTGTGACCATACGGAACAATGACTTGATCTGTTTTGCACGAGACATATCAGCAACTGCTTTCTCATTGAGTGCATCTTCAACTTCTTTCTTCGAAGCGAGGTTACCAATAGAATCGACAATGATAATGACCTTATCACCACGATCGATATTATCCATTTGTTTCATAATATCGAACTTCAGTTGTTCTACGTCGGTAATTGGTGTGTGCAGTACACGATCCATATCGATACCAAACGTTTCGAAATATGATTGAGGTGTACCAAACTCTGAGTCGTAGAATAAGAGAGCAGCATCATCATATTGATCGAGATATGCTTTCGCCATCAATAAGCTGAACGCTGTCTTAAAGTGTTTACTTGGACCAGCCCACATTGTGAGACCAGGTGTAAGACCACCATCGAGTCTACCTGATAATGCAAGGTTGATGATAGGAATGGCTGTTGGAATCATATCCTTCTTTGTGAAGAACTTTGATTCAGAAAGGATAGCAGTATCCTTAATAGTTGAATTCTTTTGTAGCTTAGATAAAATTGACATATGAACTCCTATATTCACTGTCTTATTCTACCGCAAGTAGTGACAAAAGTAAATGCTATTCTGCTAAATAATTGGTATCGTTGTTGGTTTCTATTAAAGATTCTAAAAAATCATATTTTACATTAAATGGATCTAGATGATAATTATTATGAAACCAATTCATCTGGTCTATATGTTGTTGACCTATTTTTGCAAATCCAGTGCAATCTATACCGTGTACGCTGTATGGTTCACACATTATTTGCCACCAACCATGTTCAGCAGCGCCTAACATTTTTTTCTCATACAAATATAATGTTCGTATTGGATCAAACATGTCTTCGCGGTGTATGATCAAAAAATCATGTAGAGAACTAGCAAATAGATTTTGAATTTTTGGTGTAGCTTTAATAGCTTCTTCTAAAGTTTTACTTTTATTATAACTGTGAAAGCCCATCGGTTGCTTGTAATCATAAACCCATTGACAAAAATCCATCAAATGAGATTTCATCTCAGCTCTGATAAAAACATCATATCTCGCTCTTATGACTATATCATATCCTTTTCCCGATACAAAGTCTTTTACTGTCATCGCGTGAGCTATGTGTTGTTTTGTATGATTCCTTGATTTGATTCTATTCGATACTGAAGTCTTTGCCTGTTCAGTCAGGGTAGAAATACCACCCATATTTGTAATTCTCTGAGGTAAATCCTCTTCTTTAATTTCTCCGTTTTTTATTTTCCTCAATATCTTGATATTTTGTTTGATAGCATCTATTGATGGATTATAATGTGCGCGCGGTTCAATATACTTCCTATTTAAAAAGATTTCATTAGGTTGATTATCCCACGTTGTAAAATAGAAATCTGCGTCCGGTAAAAATTTCTTCATTCTTAATATATTGGTATGATAGTTTAATCTTAACTGACCTGACCAACAAACTGCAATTTTTAAAGCCATCTTTCTCTCTGTATCCAAGCCCACATACAATTAGCACAATAAGAATTTTGAGTATAAGGTTCTGATAATATTTGATACCAGCCACCTTCAGCTGATTTTAGTTTTTTCTGATCAGCTAAATCGTATACAAATTGTGGATCAAACATATCACCTTTATGACATATCACTACATCACCAAACGCTGGTACATTTTCAACATAAGATATTTGACCTTCAGGATAATCACCCATATATCCTATCGATGCTGGTTTATTGTTATCATAACATAATCTAATCAGTTCTGTTATTTGATCTCTACCAAAATTTTCAAATCTTAAATCATATCTAATTCTAATCACAACGTCATACTTTGTATCTGTACAGTATTTTTCAAATGCCAACGCATGTGCTAAATGTTGTTTTATTCTATCGCGGCCTGTTTTTCTGACATGATAACTTAATAATTTTCTCGGACCGTGTTCTCCTGGTTTATCTTCTGGAACAAATCCGTGTTCTTGTTTTAAAGCTCTTAATCGTTTTAACCAATCTTTATGAATATAACTTTCGCAGTTGTAGCTGATATGCGGCTCATCGAAAAAATGGTCAATCCATGGATAATCGCCGGCACCTTTCCATGTAGTGTAGAAAAAGTCTGCTTCTGGCAACATTTTTCTCATATGCCATATATTGTCTTTGTACGATTCGCCTCTGATTTGACCAGAGTATAATACTGCTATTTTCATCTGTCTATAAACAACTCTAAATCTTCTGGTGTACCCAATCCCCACATCTCATTGATATGATACGATAATATTTTCTTGCCATCTTCTATTGCTTCATTAAAAACGGGACAAACATAGAACTCATTATTTGTTCTAATGTTTCTATCTATCATTTGTTCAGCATACTTGACAAAGTCACTTCCTTTTTTCCAATAATAAAATCCTACTGTTGCATTATCACTAATAGGATTTTTTTCTTCTACTCTAGACACATAATTGTTTTCATCTATTTCTGCAAACGACCATTTAGGATGAGTAGCCTTGAACGTTACAATGCCGCCGTCACAATCACGTTCTTGCATTGTATACATGAATTCTACTGGATCCCATTCTACATACTGATCGCTATTTGCAAAGAATAAAGGATCATCATTGTTGATCAGATCTTTAGCTAACAGTGCTGTGCATGCAGCTCCCTCAGTAATATAATCTACATCTACTATACTATTATTAGACGTCACAAGATTCATCATGGTATCAAGATTAAACTTCTGTCGATGTTCTTTCTGACATATGTAGATATAGTTTGCTTCCATGCCCAAATTTTCAACGACTAATTGAATCATTGGTTTTCCTTCGACTTGAATCAAAGGTTTTGGAAATGAATAACCTGCTTGTTGAAATCTAGAACCTGCGCCAGCCATCGGTATAAGCACATTTAATTTCGGATCTTTCCATTTTAATTTTATTGGCTTATGAGTTATTTGAGGCATGATATTTTCAATAGTTACTTCACTTGGATCTTTAACTCTAATAACATTTGCTCCGGATCTTTTTGCCGCAAGTAATCCAGGAGGAGAATCTTCTATGATGACAGTTTCTTCTGGTAAAACACCAATCTTAGACATCGCAGTCCAATATATTTCTGGATGAGGTTTTGCACAGTTAATATGCTCATTCGCTAGCATAACATTCATCAAATTAAATAATTTAGCAGAATGTAATGCTGAATGCATAGTCGAACGAATAGAATTAGTGCACACACCTATCTTATAACCTTCTGACTTTAGATGAGAAACAAGATCATATACATGTTGCAATGTACCTAGTTGATGAATATGCTCTACTGTATATTTTTGTTTAGCTCTAAATATATTTTCATGCGCCGTGATCGGCAGACCCATATTATTAGTCAGTATCTGAAGTTTTTGTTGAGTCTTGTGACCATCATATATTTTAAGATGTTCTTCTTCAGATATGACAAAAGCTTTATCATAATCTGCAAGGGCCTTATTGAGTGATTCGAAATGAATGTGTTTTGCGTTAATCAATACGCCGTCTAAATCAAATAATACTAGCTTTATCATTCACGAGATACCTTTCAGGATAATCAGTACAAATTCCATAGAATGGCCGAAGGTTTGTTTTACTTTCTTCGGGCATCACAGCGATAGCTCTACTTGGTAAATGTATCTCACAACCCGGATATGCCCAAATATATCCTTTTGATGTGAGTGTAAAATTATCTATTTGATGCCAAAAATAATTAAAATGATCATTTACTGGGCAATTGTGTAGATATGTAAGAGCTTCGATATTCTTACAGTGTATCCATAGTTTATTTCGTCTTGTATATAACCATTTAAAGTCAATGCCATACTGCGGCTGGTCGTGTCCTAAATACATTTCTTGTTGATCGAAAACATAAAGATCAATTTCAACATTCATTTCCATACCAACAATAATACGATCTATGTGGTCTGGATTATTTTCTAGACTCGGATCAGAGCCAGATACATTACCGCGATGAGATATTAAAAGCATTAGTTACCGTCTCTGCCATGACCATCTGTGTTTACTCTTGTTGGCGCATGATCCAAATCAATTTCTACTTCTCTCATCACTTCTTCCTCGGTCATATAACTGATCTCACCGGCTGCGATCCCCATCGCGATGCCTTCTTTTCGATGCATCAATCCTGCGTTACCTGCAAGTAACAGACAAATAGCGAGAGGATCGAATACCACCACAAGCAAGATAATAATCCAACGAACAGCTGTATCGAAATAATCTGCAGCTGCGTCCCCATAAATTAGTTCGGCGATATATTTGAGCGGCCCAATCTCTGCTTCAAGCTCGATAGCCTGTCGACGGATGGGTACAAGCTCATCGTTGATTTCTTCGATAACAGAGTACGCCTCATCGATCTTCGTGTTGAGCGTTTGCCTTTCTTCTGCTTGAGACTGCCTAATTGCAATCGCACCTTCAGATCCGCGTATTCTGTCGTATTGTTGAAGAATGGATACCGCTTGGTCAAGTTGACCGAGTACGAGTTGGGAATCATTAATGATACTATTTTGTCTGTCAATCCTGCGCTGTAACGATTCAATTCGTATTTCATTATTTCCTCCTTCCAAAACTGTCTGATCGACATGAGCTTTGGACAAATAACCAAAAATACCCATTGATGTAATGACAATCAAAACAACAACAGCTATAGTCATATATATGCGCATGAGCCATGGCGCAATCGACCAATTGCGATAGAGCCATGAAGCTGCGACAAGTTTAGAGGTTTCGAGGGCGCCGGCCATAACAACCACAGACCAAAAAGCGCCCGCAAAAATAGTAGCAATGCCAACTACCGAAAAGTAGCCAGCAACCGCAGAAAGTATAAGACCCATAGCCAGTGCCATGACACTGATCGGAAAGCTCTGCATTTTATTCTCCTAAATCGTGTTTGCTCTTATAATCTAGGATTGCAGCTTTGATAGCATCTTCTGCTAACACAGAACAATGGATTTTTACAGGTGGAAGGGAAAGTTCTTTAGCGATTTCAGTATTCTTGATCTGATTAGCTTCTTCAAGACTTTTACCTTTGACCCATTCTGTAAGAAGAGAGCTTGATGCAATTGCGGATCCACATCCGAAAGTTTTGAATCGAGCGTCTTCAATAACTCCGTCGGTCGATACTTGTATTTGCAACTGCATGACATCTCCGCAAGCCGGAGCGCCAACCAAGCCTGTTCCCACGGTTTCATCCGTTCCATCAAGCTTTCCAACGTTTCTTGGGTTATCATAGTGGTCTAATACTTCCTTTGAGTATGCCATTAATAAACCTTAATTACACACTACAGTACCAGTACCGTTGTCTTGACAAACAATTGGATCGTTCAGCTGTGCCGACATTGCATCAATAGTATCCTGCATGTCCGCAATAATCTGAGCAAAGTTTGTTTGACCTTGAAGGTTGGTATCATTAG